GCCATACTCTGCGTTGGAGTGCTGTTGCTATCATACTGTAAAATCCCCAGTCTACAAACATATCTGGAGATTCTAGATCTTTGAGGAAGTGTCGCCATTTTTCTATGTTAGTCATTATACATCAATCATATCTCCCCAGTTCTCGCCTATCATAGCTTCCGATTTCATCTTGAATGTTTCACCGAAGGGAGAGGTCATCTCACGGTTAAGCGCTACGCAAGCAAGCTTTGCTACTTCATCTGCTGCATCTGGAGAACATTGCAGCAAGACGCTATCGTGGTTATTCTGTATAACGTCAGCACCCAACTCTCGTATGCGTGCGTTGTTGTACAAATCTGTAAAGGCCATGTTCGTGATGCAGCCTACGGTTGACTGCGGTACGAAAGCGTAGGCTTCCTTGAACATGGATGGGTCTATCGTCTGCGTGAACATTCGCGGATAGCCGAAGAGGTTACGCAGGATGCGTGTGCGTTTCAGCTCTGCGATTGTTTCCCTGTGCCAGAGACGTATCTCAGGGAACAGCGTGTGATAGGTTTCCAGAAAGAACACGGCGCGTTTATTCGTGAGGTTGACTGCGCCGCCTGACTTCTGGAGTACGTTGACTCGGAAGGTCGGAGCCTTCATGCCGTAGTTGCTGGCGTGGCATACCATCTTGGCCATGAAGTAGTAGCGTTTGTCTGCGCTCCAGTTGTCGCTGGAGGAGATGAGCTTCTTCAGTTCTTCCCAGCGGGGTAGCTTCACAAGCTCAGCAGCAGGAGCCTCGCAGTAGTCTTTGATACTCTGCCCTAACTCAGCAGCCCATACATCCTCAAAGAGACGCAGGGCCACATATACGTGAGACTTCACGCCGTTAGCAAACAAACTTCGGAAGTTACCTTCGCGGCACAAGTAGCTGACGACGAGCGCCTCTGCACCAGCTTGGTCAGCTTGTACTAGAACCTTGCCGGGGTCAGCGACGAACAGCTTGCGTAGCTTCTTGGGAAAGTTCTGCACGTTTGTTCCCCACTTACCCAGCAACCTACGAGATGCAAGTCGATACGATGTAGTGCCAGCTAGATTGTATGCGGTGGTAATACGCTTGTGATCGAGTGGCTTCACTCCATCCCACGGTGGGAACTTTAATTGACCGCTCTCCTTTGCGAGAGAGCGGTAGCGTAGAATGAGAGCCATCACCGGATTGTCTGGCTTCGATAGGCGTAGTTGTAAGAGCGCCTTTTCACTCGTTACGTCCTTGGATGGTCGCTTGTAACCGAGCCTGTTGTAGAGGTAGTCAGCGACTTGCTTGGGACTGTTTGGATTAAGGTCTTTACCTACGAGCAATCGGAGAAACCGTAGCAGTACGTTCTGATGCCTGTCGTTGTTGGCGATGATGTCGTCGAGCTTGTCGCTGTCGTAGCGAATACCCTGCAACATCGCAGTCAAGTACGGTACGATGCTGTCGTTCACCTGCTGTATGCTTTCGGTCGCCTTGAAGTTCGCTGCCGTAGCATCTATCTGCGGCTGGAGCAGAGCCATACTGATAACGTCCTTGGCGTTGTACTCGTATAGCTGAGTCTGCTGCTCGTGGCCATGAGCTTCAAACACGCCCTCGTTCTTATGGTAGGGCTGATCGGTGTAAAGTGAGAGGCAATGTCCCAGCGACTTCTCCACTTCTGGGAATAGCCGGTGGTGCGCTAGCATCGTATCGTAGACGCGACGAGGCGCAGGGATGCCGTACTTGTAGCCCATCACGAACAGGTCAAAGAGGGAGTTGTGTATAACGGTGGTGTTGTCTCGCATAGCAACGGCGAGTGCGCGTAGGATGCGCGGCGTGTCGCTGTAGTAGTAGCCTTCACGGGGAGAGACTACCATAGGTACGCACCATGCACGCTTCTCGTCGAAGGAGAAGCCGAAGCAGGTCATCTCTAGCGAACGGTTCGTCTCTATGTCGAAGTACATATTCTTACCCTTCGTCTCGGTAAGAACTCTTATGACCTCATCTGCACGAGGCCAGAGTACGTGCGCTGCCTTCGTCACCTCCGGTGGTGTGGTCAAGTAGGCCACCGCTTTCTTTACGTCACGGGTGAGCCAGAACTTACGATTGGGCCTACGTGTTTTACCGTGACGGCCCTTGTCGTCACCGCCGCCCTTGTCGTCTGAGTCATTGGGGTTGAAGTAGGCTTGGCGATCTACCGCCTCCTGCGGTTCATAGCTTGGCACGTACGTGATGCCGTCCTTGATGATGGGACAACCGCGCTGCTCATCTATGCTAACGCCGGTTGCTACCATATCCAGAGCCTTCTGACCTAACAGCAGGACAACCTTAGTGTCCTGCTTGTAACTGACCTCACCGTTCTTCAGCGCGTCAGCTAGAAATACATCTACACTCTGCCGAGCTAGCGGCGAGAGCGCATTGAAAAACATCTGGCCACCGTAGCCGCTAAGCAGTTGCGCACGGTCGAAGCGAGATGGCTTCCCTAAAACAACAGTCAACCCTTTGTATGGTAGGGTTGACATCTTGTATCTGACAGTTTCTACAGACATTTTAAATAGTGAAACGCAGGGCGATCAACTAGGGGGAAGAGGTGAAAGCTAAACCTCGAAACCTCGGCGCATCTTAATAGCAGCTCTGTACCCTACGTTTCGGAAATTAAATGTTATAGCCTTGGCGATCAATGCAGGGATATCAAACCTGTCTGCGTCTTAATAGCAGTATGTACCAAGACTATAACGTGACCTACCCTTAACCTATCGTATGATCGGCGTTCTTACGCAGAACACGTTTCAGACGATAATTGTTGTTCATCACAGCGTTACCGTTGTCGTCAAGAACCGGGCTACCGTCGTCGCTAGTCTGAGCGCTCTGCTCAGTCTCGATGGTTACGTCAGCGGCCAAGCCGGTGTACTGATCTACGTCAGGGTTGTCCGTGTCTACGGAAGCGGAGAGATCGAATGCGCGGTGAAACGATTTGATCTTCTTCAACGTGATCTCCATAGCACGCTCGCTGAATGACCAGTAGTCACGGAACTGTAGCCCAGCGATACGGACTGTGTTACCTTCGAGGTCTTCGGTAGCTTCTGGAGCTACGACCTCCCATTGCAGCACGATCATAGGCGCACCGGCCTTGCTCGTGGTGAACTCAGCCTCGATGATACGAGCTGTGTATGTGTCCTTCTTCAGATAAGGTCTTACGTTATCTGCGATGTCATCTAAGTTGATGATTGCCATTATGTTTTACTATTTACTATTTTTAGAGGGAGCGTCTTCGCTTATATGTTCCCCGTCAACCGCGCTCCTGCTGTTTTCTGGAGAAAATGTTTGAGCTATACCGTAGGTTAGCTTGTCTATCGTGATCGTCTGAAGCAAAGCCATAGCATCGCTATACTCTATCTTCAACTCGCTTGCGATTTCCTTGACCTGCTCATGGGCAGCTTTCGCTACCGTGATGGTCATTTCCTTATAGTGTTTTTCTTCGTTAGTCATCGTTCGACGTATTCAATAAGTTTATCTATCGTGTCTATGTTAGCAGAAGCTAAGACGTTCTTGAGCTGGCGTAGCTTGCGCAGTTGGCCAGCGTCATACTCTTTTGTAGGCACACCATACAAGTCTTCAATGTCCTCTAGGATTGTGTTGAGGTCTAGCGGTGATGGCCAATCAGGCGCTGCGGGGAACTCGTCCATCGCATTTTGAACCTGTTGCCTAGCGTTACCGAGATCGGTAACTGCATCGTCTAGCCGTTGAAACAAGTCGGATACATTACGCTGTGTTATCATGCGCTGTAGTATTTCTTGGCTGCGTCGATGACAGCGGCGATGTCGTTGTCAATGTATGGCTCGTCGAACATACCCATCGGAGTCTTAGCGGAGGTGATGCCGTCGCTGTTCGTCTGGAAGACGTAGCGTACCTTACCATCCTTGTCGCGCTTGACCTCGGTGAACAGTACCATAAGGAACTCCTTCTCAATGCAGCCCTCGTGTTGCTTACCCTGCACCTTGATGCGGCGTACGTTATACGTGTCACCGCTAGGCTGTGCGATCTGCACAATCTCGTCGATGCCGGTGAACACTACGACAGCACGGTCGTTCTTAACCTTGTCGAGCGTAGCCCGAATCATACGGTTGTAGTATGACCATACATCGTAGCCCTTGAAGCTAGCCTGAGCCAATGCTATGAGCGTCTCGGTGTACTTGGTGAATGACTCAATGACAATCACCTCACACTTCTCATCGCCCAGCGCAGCGTCTAGCGCTTTGTCGAACTCCTTGATGTTGGAGCATGGCGTAACCTTGAACTTACTTGCGTTAGGAAACGGTAAGCCTTTGCGCTCAAGGTCTATGATATGCGTGGACGCAGGAGATAGATTGCGCAGGGATGTTGACTTACCTGTGCCGCTACTACCCACAATTCCTATGATAGGACTACTCATCGTAGCGCCTCCTCAAGATACGTAACGGCGTCATTCAGTAGTTCTGGCACTAAACCGTTGAGTCGTTTGCCCTCTCGTTTGGCGAGCTTCTTCAAGCGTGCGTGTAGCCGCTCCGGTATTAGAACTGCACGGTAGGACTTAACCCTAGCGTCAGTTTTTCTTTTTGTTGTTGTCATTTTTCTTTGGTTTGTTGACCTTCTTGAGGTCAGAGATTTCCTTCTCCAGTTTTGCTATCTGCTTACGGTAGTCATCTCCGTCTAGCAGCAGCGTGGTTATCTTCATGCGCAGCGCTACAGAGTAGTGCCATGCGTCTATCAACTCCTCGTCGATGGCGTTGAGTATCTGCAAGGGTGACATACGGTACAGCCCCTTGTCTCCGTTAGGGTTATGCTCAGCAATACCCTTGTTAAATTTAGCTACAGCTTCTATCGAATAGCGGTGCTGTGCCAAGTCTCGTATCTCTTCGTCAGTTATCATGCTTGAAAAAGTAATGGGTCATAGGTGTTTGTGGTTGTGAACAAAGATTCTATAATAGTCTCACGGTCATCCTTGCGTGGCGTAGTGCATACCGGAGAGAACTTACACGTACCGAACTTAGTCTCGCAGCAGGTGAAGTTAGGAAAGAACATATCATCCGGTTCTTTCCCATCTTTTATGACAGCACGTAGGTTAGCCGTGTACTGGCTGATCGTCTGGCGTAGGTGCTGCTCAAACTCTTCGAGTACGTGATCGCTGAATGTGATGAACGGCGAGCGTTGGAACTTGTTGCGTCCGCTACGGTTGAGAAAGATACCGTTGATAACAACGTTACGCTTCTCGTCAGGGAACAGCCGCTTCCATATCATACTGTAGAACATCATCTGCGGAGAGTTTTGGTAGCTATCTAGGTACTTCTCGACTTGATTGAGTGAGGTTGTCTTGTGATCTATGAGCGCAGGTAATCCGTTGTACGTACCGATCATGTCTACCGTACCGCAAAGCACAACGTCGAGTAGCTCGCCGTCGGTGATGTACGGTACAGCGAAGCGCTGCTCCAGTAGCGGCCCGTCTGGGCCAACGTCTGCCTTGAGGCCATCGAACTGCTCATACGCTTTGAAGTATTGATGAAGCGTAGCTATCAAATGTCCCATGTTGCGGAAGTCATTATCCGGTACGTGAATGTCATCCTGTTCAAAGTGTTCTATCGCAACGGCTGTCGCAGCCTTGTCGTTACCTGTAGTGTAGAACTCTTGAAGCGCTTTGTGAAACGCTGTGCCATACTCCATCTTGTGCGACTTGGCTTCGTACGTGAGGCCACGAGCGCCCATGTACCACAAGCGCCGAGGACAGGCCGTCTGGCTGTAAAGCGAAGCGTCTATCTTAACTATGTAGCGACCGTCGCTAGTCTTCTTTAGTGTTAAAGGTTGTGTCATCGTAGGTTAGAAGGTAGGTTGTCAGATGCGTTGTCAAGGTCTATGCCATTCAGCTTAGCTAGCTCCTGCATCTGTTCTTCTAGTGTTTGTTTTTTCTTTTTGCTCATCGCTGAGCTTTTCTTACGTTTAGGTTTTGCAACTGACACGTTAGGGTCAGGTTGCGTTACAGCTAGGTAAGGTTTGAAATGCTCACGTAGCTCGTCGTCACTCATCTCTTCCAGTTCTGCGATGTCGCAGTTCAGTAGTTCTTCTATTGTCATTGTACCTTACTACGGTAGTAAAATATAAAACATACAAAGACGATGAGCCAAAATAGACAACCAAAAACTTCCGGCGTCATCGTATGATGCGGAAGCTATTGTCCTTGAATAACATCTCCGCATCGGGAGCCATCGTAGCCAGCGTGTCACGCAGCCAGCGCTCGTCGTCATCTGTTAGCGGCTCTTCTATGTTGCCGCTCTCAAACATCTTGCCTTCCGTGGCAGATTCTAACCAGCGCACTACGTTATGTCGCCAAAGTGAGCTGTCGGTTGTGTGAAACTCTAGCGCCTTGCCTTCATGGTTCTTGCGACGAATCTTGCGCATACCACGTTTGAAGTACACTAGAACGCCGGGGTTCTTGGCGTCGTATATGGTACGCAATGCGATCTGAGAACGTAGCAGGATGTATTCATCTGGCTCATCAGAGTTCTCCATGTACCATAAAAGTCCATCGTTTATCTTAACGAATAGCGTACGTGCGGTGTAGCCTGTGCCAAGCGCCGGTACGAATACGTCCTTAGCATCGTTCAGTAGCTTGTCTAGGATGGGCTTGACTGTCTCTGCGCTAGTCTCGGTGTACGATGAACGCTTAACCCGTAGTGGAGAGTTCGCCTTACGCTCAGGTTTCTTGAGCTTGCCTACTACAATATCTATAGTGTCGTTGTCCATTTTAGTAAAGTAGGGGAGGAGCGCCTGAGTTGGACGCTCACTCCCCTTGCTAGGTTACTCAGCGTCCATCATCTGCGACATCTGGTCGAGTAGCTCAGCGCCCTTCTCCCGATCACCAGCCTTGAAAGCTGCCTGTGCTAACTTGAAGATAGCAGCAGGGGTCAACTCCCTAGCATCTGGCTTCCACTTATCAGCGTCCTCCTGAGAGAATAGCACACCGTCTGGATGCTTCTCTTGGAAACGTGATTGCGAGGTCAGCAAGTCATCTCCGCTAAGCCCTTTCGGTAAGGAGTTCTTGACCTTCGCTCGTATACGACTAGCTACCTGCTGGTTGAGCAACGCTAGAACGTTGGTTTCTCCGATAGCATCTACAGCTTCTGCTGCGCTATCGAACTGCTTCACGGTAAACTTGAAACCTTTCCAGTCACCGTCCTTGTACTCTTGTACGCTATACTGTGCCATTATCTTATGTGGTTATTTCTACGTTAGTGCCTTACATCTGATGCACTTACACCATATATAAAGCAAGATTCATGCCAAGTCTTTTATCTTCTAAAACTTTTTTTCTATCTTTTAGATTGTGTGGGTAATTCTTTTAGAACCTCATAGCGCAGAAGCGCTTGTTCTAACTCACGGTAGTTACCTTCTAAGGTCGCATTGCTAGCGTAGTCTAGGAAGGTATCGTAGTCGGAGTCTTCAATACTTTTATCTAGGTTCTCGCCTACGTAGTGGACAGCGTCGTAGGGCCGCTCACGTAGGGGAGTTAGGTGCAGGTTGAAAGTGGAGAGTCGGTAGTATAGGTCTTTACGAAAGCGACCGGAGGCAATCAAGTCTTGTAGCGGAGCGCAGGTTGCTGCGATAACTCGGCAGTTAGCTGTGCGCTCTTCGTTGTCACCGACTCTACGGTACGTGCCGAACTGGATGAAGCGTAGCACCTTGGCCTGTAGGTCGTAGGGCATATCACCTATCTCATCGAGGAACAGCGTACCGTTGACGGCGTGTTCTACGAGGCCGGTCTTGTCTCGGAAAGCGCCGGTAAAGCTACCCTTGAGGTGGCCGAACAGCTCGCTCTCAAAAAGCGTATCGGTTACGGCTGTCGTGTTCACGGTAGAGA